CGAGGCACAGAACGCTAAAGACGCTATTGACCAATTAACTATTGCTCAACAGGAAGGCGCTAATCGTATTCAGGAATATATCAACGCCTCAATGACATTTGTGACCGACATCCAAGGCAGGATTCTTGATATTGCTTCAACAATTGAACAGGGTATTGCAGAGTCTATCCAGGGTGTAGTTCAAGGTACGATCACCGCTTCTCAAGCATTTGGTCAGTTTTTCCAAAGTGTCGGAAGAGCGTTTCTTCAGATGGCATCGCAGATTATTGCAAAGTTGATTGTTATCAACCTGCTAAAAAGTGCGATTGGTCTGCTAGGTAATGGCTTCGGTGGAATGCCAACCGATACCGCGTTAGGTGCTGGCGGCGGCACTGTTCAAAATGCTTTCGGCTCAAGGTTCGGCACATTCGGTCCCAACTTCGGTATTCCTCAACTAGCCAAGGGCGGCATCGTGACAGGCCCCACAACCGCCTTGATAGGCGAGGGAGGAATGAATGAGGCGGTTGTACCTCTACCTAATGGCAGGGCTATTCCAGTCGATATGAGAGGTGCTTCAGGTGGCAACTTCACTAGCAATGTCACAGTCAATGTTGATGGAGGTGGCAGCTCCATGGATTCTGATCCAAACGGCCCCGCTAAACTCGGTAAGGCGATTGACACGGCTGTTCGCAAAGTGATTATGGATGAACGTCGGTCGGGCGGGCTTCTTTATATGGGGAGATAATCATGGCTGTAGCTCTAAATATTGATTTACTTATGGGCGTCCAAGAGACGCATAATCACAGAGTCCGTAGGTTTGGTTATGGAGATGGCTATGAGCAGGTAGCGCCTGATGGTGTCAACACTCTTGTACGCGAGTACAACATTACTACAAGGCCATTTAGTCAATCTGAATATATCCTTTTTAAGGAAAGCCTTGAGTCGGTCTGCATAGGAGATACATTTTTAGTCAAGGAACTGACGCCGTTTATATCGTCAACTGAGGGCGTCCATTTTCGTTTGAAAGATAATAACTATAGCGTCGACTATTTACCTGCATCAAACACGTTTCGATTTTCGTTCTCATTAGTAGAAGCATTCGTTAATTAGGTTGCATTGTTATGGGACGTTATTACGACGATAAAGTTTCACTTGCTGGTCTTGATCCGGCTAACCCTATTTTCGGCCCTCTCAGGCAAGCGGCTGAAGATATAGAACGAGCTGAGGATAACTTTTTTGAACAACGTCAGCAGGTTTTTGCTGAGCTTGATTTTGTTGATGATTTTTCCCGCTCAACATCTTCAATCGAACAGGACTATGCTGATTTAATTAACGTGCCTGTATACGAATATAAGTCAACATTCAATGATGTAAATCCATCTCGTAATACTTGGAACGGCACCATTAGATATGTAGAGGATGCATTCCCCGCGTCGGGTATTAGCGATGGGTTTGCCACAATTTTTTATGTGGCTGGGGAGGAAGATGATGATGGGGATTTTTCTTTTGAGGTAGCAACCAATGTTTTGGAATATCAAGTAGGTAGAGGTAAGGGAAGCATTGATCCTCTTTACACAGGTTTGAGAGCTTTTGTATCTACCTCCAGTGCTGCAACCGACTTTTATGTTGATACATCAGACGAGGATGGAGAGTCTTTCTCTTCTAGTGGCGCGGTCAAGGCGGGCTTCGGTGAAGTACCACTTGCGTGGCGAGCAAAGGGTCAATATTCTTCGCAGCAATTAGGAGTTATGAATGCTGCTGGTAATGCTTATGAGGAACAAGTAAGACCAGTTATTAACGCCTATGATGCTAAATTACTTGAGTATCAAAATAACGGTGGCGGTAATTTAGATTCAGACTTTCATTCAAGTGACAACCCTAACTTTGCTTGGAAGGACTTCCAAGGCTCATTCAAAAATTACAACAGGCCAGGAAGTTTGCCTGCAAACTTAGTTAAACAGACAAGAGGTCTTAGTTAATGGCTGCGCTTAAGAGTGATGCTTCTATTGACCTTTTTACGGTTGATATTGGCTCTTCAAGAACTGCTAAAAATTGGTCGGGTCCGATAAATATGGTGCCTGCAAACCAGAGTGATGGGAAGTCGGTCAAGTATGCAAATGTACCAGCAAACAGACTTCAAGAATTAATAACCTATCAACCATTTCACATGAGTGTTAATGGTTTTGAGATAAGTGGTTCAAATAAACTTCCTCAGCCAAAGGTGACATTCAGTAATATGGATGCCAGCTTTACTGATCTGAATACTGACTTCGATGATTTTGTTGGATTTAAGCTAATACGGACTAGAACCTATGCACAGTTTCTAGCGGCTATTGATGGTGTTCCTCAGGCCACGTTTAATGCCAATGCTCATTTCCAGCCAGATATCTGGTATTTCAATCGCAAGATGGAGGAAAACAATCAATTTTGTGTTTATGAGCTAGCCTCTATTTTTGACGTGGAGGGAATCAGATACCCACGTCGAAGGATGTACAGCAATTATTGCCCTTTTGTATATAAGGGGCCTGACTGTCAAAATACCAACCCAGCATTTAATAAATGCGGAAAAACTCTAGCTCAGTGCAAGGAGCGATTTGGTAATGATGATTTACGTTTTGGTGGGTTTCCGACAGCTCGTTAAACATGTCTCAGTTACATATTGATATTGCAAAGGCTTGTTTACGGGAAGGAGACAAAGAAGCCTGCGGTTTTATTAGTGGTTCTAAAGTTATCCCTGTCAAGAATATTTCTGATGATCCTGAGTCGTCGTTTGTAATTGACGCTAGGGACTATTTAGCCTATATGCCTGAGGTTATTTATCACTCACATCCAATAGGTGATAATGGTTTTAGTGAACATGATATTACCGTTGCATCGAATTTAAGACTCACGTCTTATGTATATGTTGTTGAAAAAGACCGATTAGAGCGATTTTGTCCACAGGCGGGAAAAACAGTTTTTGAGAATGTCTTAGGCCAATGATGAATATTACTCTTGCTGGTGAGCTTGCACGGCGCTTTGGAGCATCCCACAGATTCCAGGTAAAGACACCTAATGAAGCTATTCGGGTCTTATGCCAGCTTGTCCCTGGTTTTAGAACATTCCTAACTGCTGCTCACGAAAGGGGAATATTTTTTCAGATAGTCACGTCAAATTCTGATGAAGGCATCACCTATAGAGATCTAGAGCTGGGCTGTACTTCATTCACACTTGTTCCTGTTATTACAGGAAATTTGTTTGGATTATTCGGCGGTAAGTCTGGAGGTTTCCTAGCCATCTTGGCCGGTGTTGCCCTCGTTGCATTTGCGATGACGGGTTTTGGTACAGGTATTTTTGCTGGCCTGAAAGCTGGAAGTTTTATGGCAGGCGTACAGACTGCCACGATGTCCTTAGGTTTCGGTCTGGTATTTACAGGGGTAGCGACTTTATTTGCCCCAGGTGTGCCAACTGCGGGCAAGAATATTTCAGAGGGCCGTGATGCTGATGATGCCATTGCGGGGGGTGCAGCACCAGTTGCGGTGAACGGTCAGGCAATACCGCTGCTGTTTGGAGAATATCTTGTTTCGGACATGCCCGTAATAGCTTCATATATCCAAGACAATGAAGGATATTTTATGGGTCTAGTCTCTGAAGGAGTAATCACAGGATACCCAGGAGATGTCAAGGACAATTTATATCTTGATGGGTTGGTTGCTCGCGACAGTGTTTTAACGAATGTTGAATTAACAGACGGAACTCAAACTACCAAGGCTATCGACACTGTGCAGTCAGCAGGGTTTAGTATCTCTGTTGGTGCGCCATTTAATGCACAAGGTGGAGACTATGACGGAACGGATGATCTAGTCGCTAACACTTCAATTACAAGAAGTTTTTCGCAGAAAGAGGCAGATACTATTCGTGTTCGACTCTCTGTCGGTCCCTGCTATCAGTCACGAACAAGAAGTGACTCGGACGGTTCAGAGCAAAATTATAGAGACTACACGGAGCCTGAAGGAGGTGGAGGTGCTGACAACCCAACCCACATGGTCATCAGAATTTTGGATGCTGATGGAAATGAGATTGCAAATACAGAGTTAACTAACCCACTGATCTACGAAAAACAGACATCAACCAAATTGCATGAGTATGTCTTCAGGTTGGAAGACGCTCCAGCATCTGTTCCCAGACCCATTGCGTTACCCATATCTATTCAAGTTTCTAGGGTTGACCGTAGAGGCCCTAGGGGACCGGTAACAACCTCTGGTCAAACCAGTCAACGTCAATATTCGTGGGCTAAGGGCTCTGTCACATGGGTATCAGCGGACGTGACATGGGCGGAAAGACTTGTCTATCCGTTTTCTTCTTTGCTCGCTCTCAAGTTCAGGGCTGGTGAATTCTCTCGTTTTCCGAGAGTACAAGTTCGTATGAAAGGTCTTAAAGTCCCGACCTTAACGTCTAGTTTGAAAGTTATTTACGCATACAGCAATAATCCTGCCTATGTACTTTTGGCGCTTTTGACTGATCCACGTTATGGAGCCGGATCTAGAGTTTATGCGCCAAGTAACTATATTCAGGCTGGTATAAGAATGAATGATATTGATCTCGGCTCTTTTCTAAGAGCTGCTAATTATTGTGATGTTCACAAGATTACTTTCAATGGCTATGTCAACAGAGACTCTGATGCCTTAGAACTTTTTAGAGGAATCGCATCGACGTTCCAGGCCCAGATTATTTATGCGGGTGGTTTTATCACCTTAGTAATCGATGATGAGGTGGTCGACGATGGAGACATCAGAATTTATTCTGCTGCAAACACCATTGCCGCCGAATCAGGCGGTGACGCTGCACCTCATTTCACTTATGAGGGTACATCCCGTGCTGCACGTTCTACTGCTGTTCAAGTTAGCTATATCGAACCATCTGATTTTTACGAGGAACGCAAAACGCTGATAGAAGACCCTGAGCTTATCGACCGCTATGGCTACAACCTCACTCAGATTCGTGCTTTGGGCTGTACTAATGAGGATCAAGCCCGCCGCATGGGTCGTTACACCTTAGCCAGCAACTCACTTTCAACCGATACCGTTTCATTCAAAGTCGGTCCAGATGGTGCTCTGCTTCTTCCTGGTGATGTATGTCTGATACTTGATCCTTTAAAAACTGGTCTTGTTTGTGGCGGGCGTATTAGGCAAGTCACAAATAATTCAATCGTCACTGATCGAGAATTAACCCAGCATCCATACGATAATAATATTTTTCTGTATGTTTATGGGCAGTCAGGAGTTGCTAAGAGTTACCGAGTCGCAAATATTTCTACAACTGGCTTTATCAAGATTGAAGGCGATTTCGGGACCGAAAGACCTACAACTAACGACATGTGGGGTTTAGTCAAGGAGAACCCTAACCGGCAACTTGCTAAAGAGCCCATGTATCGCATTCAATCTGTAAAGGAAGAAGGTGACGGTACATATGCTGTTGTTGGCATTAAGTACGACAAAGCCAAATACGCTTATGTCAATGGTGGGGATTCAGCGACTCTTAAAACTGGTGGTTACAGCCAAGCATTTGCCAAAGCCAGAAAATTAAATATCAAAGCCAAATCTATTTCGTTCTCTTTGCGTACACCTGATTAATGACTGCTAATCCAAATAATTTAATGACAATTACTTGGGAGGCACCCACCTTCCCTGCTTATGCCACATGTGACGCAATCGTTCCCGGTTTCATATTCGGCGGTGAGCAGCCTGATCCCACTGTTGAACGATATGAAGTGGAGGTTTTCAATAATATTCTCGATGCCTACATAAATAAAGGCTACTTCTACACTAATCAGGCTGAGTTCAGGGCAGCAGATTTGGGGGACGCTAAAGTTAGAATACGAGCTATTACAAGAGAAGATATTAAAAGCGACTGGGCAGAATCCGGTACATTTTCTTTGTATGGCTTCACCACATATTTTGGTGACTCCAGGAACACAATCTTTCTGAGTTTTGTCTAATGACACTATATGGCCGCGATGCAAATGGCAATGATGCCTATATCCGTGGAACGGGTAGTGGCACCACAACTGACGGGCATGTCACCTTCCATGATGTGTTTTCTGACGAGGTCAGGTTCAGTGCATCAGATCTAGATGCCTCAGGAGATCTTCTCACTGCTGTTGCGGCCACTAAACTCCGAGTTCTGAGTTACAGCCTTAGCAGCGACGTACCCTGTGCTGTCCAGTTCCAGAGCGAAGCTACTGATAACATCTCTGGAAAGCTATATCTGACCGGTGGTCAAACAATTTATCAGAGCAGCGATATTGGTCTATTTGAGACAGATCAGGGGGACAAATTAAATCTAGTTATCACCGAGGATGTCTTGCCTGTACGTCTTGTCGACGACACGGCTGATAGTTTGACCATTGAATCCCACGGATTGAAATTCCGTGATGCAGTTAAGGTTACAGCTACATCGTCATTGCCAGGTGGTCTTGCTGCAGGCACCGTGTATTTCGTTGTTGAGGATACTGCGGACACAATCAAGCTGGCGACATCAGAGCAGAACGCATCCTTAGATCCTCCTGTCGTTGTAGATATCACAGACGCTGGTGTTGGCACAATTACTGTCGCCCGCGCAGCAAATGTTGGAGTGACCCTTAGCTACAGGCAGGTAGTGTGATGACCCGCGTATTTGGAAAGCTATTTACTGACGAGCGTGATGGATCTTTAGTTGTCAAGCCTACCAAAGCTTTCTTTGGTGTCAGTAAACATGAAAAGATTTTCCCCGTTAACCAAGGTTCAATCGACTTTGAACTACTGCCAACTCCACCAGGAATACATTATTTAGTAGGTTTTAAGGATCCTGGTGACTTCACCATCACGGACTTTACGTTGCAATGGCGTATCCCTGCTGTTGAAGAGATCGATATTTCTCCTAAAAAATCTGTTCAACCCCCCGCTGGAGAATCAGTAAGCAACACCAGTCAGCAAGTACATGTCAAACGATTGGCTACAGAGCTGTCTGAGGCTTTGAAAGAAGTATCAGATTTGAAACATCAACTAAATCAAACACAACGAAGTTTGGCTGATGTGACATCGCGTTTTGATTCATATAAGTCTGCCACGTCTAATTCCCTGTCATCTAGAGACGCCACCATCAGCAAACTTTCTGAAGCTGTTAAACCTGAAACACGTACTGTATACAAGGAGGTTGCCGTCCCTGCTGCTCCATTGAAGCAAAGAATTATTTTTCTTGAAGGTGAACTCGAGCGTTTGAATAATCTAAATCGTGAATATTATGAAAGTGTTGTTGAGTTGCATCAGCTAAAATTAGATCGAGCGCAGAGTCTACCTTCTCCAGGCGAAATTAATACTCCTGAAGATTCTCCGAGGCAGCGTCTTATTAACAAGCTCTTTAGTAGGTAGATATGAGTTTTGACAACATTGCTGTAGTTGTCCGAGAAGGTGATACCTTCGACGAGCTGCAGCTTAATATTGAAAAACCGTGGGGTACACCTCACGACTACTCAAATTCTGTACTAGTTGCAGACATCAGGCGCTTTTTCAACGATTCAACAGATCCACCATCTGCCGTTGATAGTTTTGGCCTTGTTGAGATCAACCCTACTCTCGGCCAGCTTTCCTTACGTTTGACAAGTCGTCAAACAGAGGCTCTGGGTCGTAATACGCCCTTGGGATATAGAGAGCGTGGTATCTCTCCAAGTGGACTCGGTATCGGAACTGACCGTTCTGATGAAGCACAGGGTGTCTATTTGTGGGACCTGAGGGAGTATTTCTCAACTGTCCAAGCCACTATTACAGGGATTACAGCAGGCACCTCTTTTACAGCACCTGGCGGAGTAACCGCCTCAAAGGTTCGTGTTACTACCCAATCCGCTCATCATCTCACAAGCGAAGATCAGATCCTTCTTTCTGGTACTGGTCAATCTACTTATGACGGTGTGGATTTTCAGGCTAATAAGCTAACTATTATTGGCCCGACTGTTTTTGAAATTGAGCCTACTAATGCTGGCACTCCTGCATTTTCTACCGGTTCAACAACAGGAACGGTATCGTTATATCAGGAGGATACTTTAGCAATAGGCACGTTAGAAGTTATTCCCCGCATCTCTAGAGATTCAACTAGCTAAGGTCATCTCCTATGGCATCTGTCCAAGAAGGCACAACTGTAATCACTACGGGCAGGACAACTCCTATCCCGGCAGGCCAAGCAATTAGCGACAAATCTGTACCGGTTGTAGTTGCATCCGATCAGAGTCCTGTACCCATTCTCGATAACCTGTCAGCTCCCTCACAGGTTCGTGATGACTTGCTGGGTATTCCCAGAGTTCAGACAGGATTAGCCATCTTTGATGATGTCAATTTGATTGATATCGACCCAGATATTTGGGCTAAGACAGAGGTCGTATCTGGTGGCTCTAGGGTCACTCAAGTCAATCACATCAGTCAGCAATCAGCCGCTGAGGTGCTACTCACGCCGTCTGCAGCAAACGGCAACATCTCGTCTCTGATCACTAAGCAGGCATTTCCATATCAGACAGGCCGCATTGTCAGCACCAGTTTTGGTGTTTCATTGAGTCGTGATTCCAGCGCCAAGATGGAATTCGGCATGTTCGACGCTAGCGACGGATATCTGCTCCGCGTCCAAGGTGATTCACTGTTCTACGTCCGTCGTACTTCTTCTGGCGAACGGCCCAAGGATCATCTAAATGGCTATACAGCCCAAGGAATTGATCCAACCACCTTCACTGTCGATGCAGATGTGATGGCGGCTCAGCCCAATCGTACAGATGCTGGCACTATTTATAGCCTCGTTTCGTCATCTCCAACAGTCATGGAGGAGATTGTTCCAAGAAGCCGATGGAATTCTGATCGAATGGTCGGCGAAAATGGTGCGTCTCGTATTGGAGAAGTAGATACTAACTCTAAGCATGATTTGAGCTTAACAAATCTTTGCATGGTAAGAATAGAATACGGTTGGTATGGCGGGACTGGCTCTAGATTGCTATTTTATGTCCCAATTGATGCAAACTTAGCTTCAGGCGAAACTGCAAAGAATGCCCGTTGGTGTGTCGCTCACAACCTAAATTGTTCGGACAGAATACCCTACCCTTCATTGGGTAATCCGACACTTCCAATGCACTTCCGCATTGAGAAGACTGGTGCTCTGTCAGCCAATTCCTATATCAGAAAGTACGGCGCTCAGATCTCCATTGATGGTGGTGATTATTCCAAGCTCGCCATTTTTAGTCAAGATGGTGCAAAAGTTTCTGGTGTCACTACCGGATCCCTCGTACCGCTCCTTGCTGTTCGCATCAAAGAAAATATCACAAACAATCAGGGCGAGGTCAAGCGCAATTTGATGCGCGTATTCCCGTTGCTGTTGTCGATGGTTAGCTCGAACAGAGCGCAGTTCTTGCTTATTAAGAACCCTGAAACCATGGAGGACGCGACAGCAGCCCCAGTTACGACATTTACCAGCACTGGGACACTCTCTGCGATTGAGTTCAATACTCCAGATAGTCCAAGCAACGCAATTAATACGATTACGGGCGGTACTCAGATTGCTTCGTTCTTCACCGGAGATGCTGACGCCACCTCTGAATCTTTGACTGACATCTTCAGCTTTGCCCGTCAGTACCTAACAAGAGAAGCCAACGCTGCCACAGGTACGGCTGGTGATGTACTGGTGATTGCTGCCAGAAGTCTGGATAACAATTCCAACACTGTAAAAGCCAGCCTTACCTGGGGTCAGCGATAATGAGCACTGCCTATCAACTACCGGAAGATATCGGGAGGAAAAAGACTACCCGTAATGGCGAGGTAGTTCAGGAGGACGGTTCTTTCCCTGCCGGTAGAAAACTCTCAAGCGAGTCGATGCCCGTCGTCCTGCCAAGGGACGGGTACACCCTACCCATCATTGACAACTACAGGTTTGAGACGGAGGTTGACCGGGATCTTCTTGGTATCCCTAGGCAGACGAGGCCCTTTACCTTTTGTTCGCTGCATGACCAGTACGAGCTGAGTAAAGACGACTGGTTGTATGACGTTTCAGGTCTTAACGAGCGTCCTGAGGTCGACTCCACTCAATCAGCTCGTTGGACCCAGCTTTTTGGAGCAACTGCCGAATATTCCCCTCTGCCCAACGGGGAGGTCAAGCACAATTTAAAGGCTGGATCCGCTCAGCTAATCCTGAACTCCAATGAAGGTGCTTTCCAGCGTGCTCGTATTGCTTCTAAAAAGAGATATAGATATCAGCCTGGACGTATCGCGAGGGTAAGCCTTGCTGTCCGTATGTCGGTCGAGGAAACCCCGGTTTCCGTGACTCGTCTGTGGGGTGTCGGTGATACCACCGATGGGTTCTTTATTGAATGCCAAGGTGACGGGCAGGGTGATCGCCTGAATGTTCTTTATAGAAATAGCTCTGGTAATGGCCTGCGTTTTGAGACTCGTATTCCTAGGTCTCAATGGACAGGCGATAAATTAGATGGTACTGGTGCATCAAATCAGACACTTGATCTGTCTAAAGTACACATGTGGTGTGTGGAATATGGGTGGTATGGAGCTACTAATGTTCGATTTTATGCTTTCCTTGAAGACTTAACCGAAGATCTTCCTTCATCAATTGCACAAGTTCCACGGGCACGTTGGATTCTGGCCCATGAATTGATGATCGCCGATACATTGGTCCGTGACGATCTTATTGAGGAAGATGGTGGAGGAGGTACTCGTCAATATGATGTCCCTTCTCTAAGAATTCCATCTTTACCTGTATGGGTTGAGATCAACAATAGCGGCAATATTGCTAGATCTGAATTCATTGAGCGGTATGGCGCTTCTATCATTGTTGATGGTGGATCTGACGATAGAGCAACTATTCGGGCTATCGACGCCAGCCTTGGAATAACCGCTGACCCTGTGATTGGTGGTAATTTCAACGATGGTGGTGTCATCGCAATGAGTTTACGCAGCCGTGAAAAGCTGCTCAATTCAAGTGGAGAGTTAGTCGATAATTTCCTAGTTACAAACCCGCTGCAGCTATCAGTAGAATCTTCAGCCCCAGTCCAGGTTGAGATATGGAAAGATCCAGAGTTGGTTGAACCTACAGAGGTCGGCCATATCAATGGTCAACTGGCGTTCAGGAATGAATATCTAGGTCCATCAAACCTTGTACCAGTATTTATTGGTGGTTTCGCCAGAAACTCGCAGGGAACTTTAGAACCAATTGCAATTACGCAAGAGGCACCATATAACTATTACCTGACCGTAACGTCAACCTATGACGAGCAAGATCCTCTTTCTGTAGATCTAAATTTTTCCGACTTCCGCGTTGTCAAGGGAGGACGAAAAATCGCTTCCTTCCTTTGTCCGGCAGGAGGCCAAACATTCAAACTTGATGAGATTTTTAGTTCTCAACGTGAGAAGGTAAGCACCGAATATGATGCTCCTCCTCTATTCCCGATAAATACAGATCTGGTTTCGGTCAAGACTTTTAATTCAACTACCGGACTTATTACGGTTGACAATGCTTTTCCACTCCGACTTTATGTTGGTCAACGGATCACTAAAGGTCTGACCAATTATTACGTTAGAAGCCTAGAGTCATCTACTTCTTTTACACTTAAAGCAGCTAAAGTGGACACAGCACCTGTCACCTCAGGTATTGCTGTTAATGATTCTCTTGTTGCTTTTTACGAGCTTGATTTGAGTTCAAACATTGCAAGCCCCCTTAAATCTATTGACAGGTCCGAGCTTGTATTTGTACTGAAGCCTTTTGCCCATACTACTGACGCACTCGACAAGACACAGGAATATGACGCGGAATGGATGAATCTTGTCGCTGTTTCCAGCTCTAATGCTTATACGGCTGTTTCACCGCCAATTGTCAATCTTCATCTAACTAATGGTATTTCCTGATGACTGTAAATGGCTCCACGCTTATTAATACTTCTATTAATGGTCTGCCAACGGATCTTGACGATAGACCTTTCAGTTTTGCCCTTGGCACACAGATTTTCTTGAATCCCGCAGACGATCCAACTGATTCTGTGGTCTCGTTCAAGTTTAATCCTGACTTGATTTCCTCAACATCAAACCCCGGAGTTTCAACTGTCGCCCTAGGGCTTGCTACTGATGCTGAACTTGATTCCTTGGCTAGCAGGGGTTCCGCTTATATTGGAACCCCTAATGGTGATTCTTTTCCTATTGGTTTTTCTCGTCTTGTAGGCAATAATCAGCAGGCTGGTGTTAACTGTGAGGGCAATCAGATCTTCACTATTGGTCGTACATCAGATGTTTCCTCGGTTAGTCTTGCGCTTAATACATTTACAATTACAGGACATCCATTTCAGACTGGTGACCGCGTTGTTGTCTTAAGTTCTGGCACCATCCCAGGTGGCATGAGTGCAGCAATTTCTTACTTTGTTATCAACGATAGTCCAAATACAATTAAGTTTGCATTGTCGTATGATGCCGCTATTGCATCGTCAGAAGTCGATATTCAATCCATTGGCTCAGGTACAATTCAAGTAGCCAATGATGAGATATTTACGCTTACTCGGACTGGTAGCTCAGGCAGTGTTGAACTAAAGAAAGGTGATGCAACTATGCACACTTTTACAAACACAAATGTAAACAGTCCGCTGCGTCTTTTCTACTGGTGTCGGGAGCAGAGTATATCTAGCTCTTTGCCGATCTTTTCAGCAATCAAAGTGCGAGGTGCTCTCTAATGGTCGCAACAAGAAATATCACTGATCTGGCGTCGGTAACGACTCCATCAACGGATGATGTTCTGCTTATCGTTGATCGAATTAGTGCGACGAGCAGCGAAGCTAAACAGATAACTTGGGCCTCAGTTGTTGAATCTATACAAGATATAGTTGCAAATCAAGCGACTGATACTACATCAATTGTATTTACATACGATGACTCAGCTGGCACCTTAACTGCGTCTGTTCAAGACAATACTTCAACGCAAAGATCTATTTATAGCTTAGAGGGAGTATCTGCTGGTGTACGTCATAATTTAAATTTCCAAGATGGTGTTGGAATCAATGTTGAAGCGTTAGACAATACTCAACAGGACAGAGTAGATTTAACTGTTAACAATACAGGATTTACTTCTGTTATAAGCAACACTGTTCCTGGCACATCTTTTAGTCTTTTATCTAATACTCCACAACTTCAAAACGGATCACTGCAAGCGGAATTAAGACCATTAAAGCTTGGTTCAGGCAAGCTTACAGCTTCGCTCACAGATAGTGATTCGTCTTTGACCCTAGATGTTGATCCGGCTGAGATCGACATTAATGATCTGAATGCTGCTTCACCTCTAGCTGTATCCATCGGCGGTACAGGTGCTTCAAATGCACAACAGGCTCGAGTAAATCTTGGTGCAGCTACCGCTGGCGTTAATAACGACCTGACTGAGATTCAGGGTTTGACCACAGCGTTAACAGTCGCTCAAGGAGGTACAGGCGGAGGGACTGCAGCTCAAGGCTTATTTAACCTGCAGGGGCTTAAAGTTCTTGAGTCAATCGGTTCTACGGGTGAATCCCTTATTGCTAACGGATCTGCAAGCGTCAGTAATGAATATAGAGGTCAGCTCAAAACAATCCGTCCTTTCTCCAACAAAATTAGTGTTGGTTCCAGTAATAACAATGAAGTAACCATTGATGTTAACCCTGATAATGTACTCAGCGGTGCAACTACATCTGTAAACTTCAACGGTGTACGTCTAACCAATCTTGGCGCACCACTAGCTGCAACTGACGCTGTCACTCGCGAGTTTGCCGAGGGTATTGCTCAAGGTCTGACGGTCAAGGAAGCATGTCGTGTTGCGTCGTTAGCGGTCTTCCCAGGGACCTATAACAATACAGTTGAATCTGTTTCATCTGTTGATACTGCAGCTAATACACTTACTTCTAATTCCCACGCATTTACCGACGGAGACCGAGTCAATATCGCTTCCACTGGTGGTTCAACACCAGGAGGTCTTGACAGTGGACTTTTATATTTTGTTGTTGGCTCAACAACCAACACATTCCAACTTTCAACTTCTAAAGGTGGATCTG